TATGACAGAGCAAAAAGAATACTTAACTATCGAAGACAAAAAGTATTCGGTAGATAAGATGCCACCAGTTGCAGCAGTTTTATTCCCAAAGCTTGTTGCTATTCAAAATAAAATGAGTAGATTAGCAGAAGAACATGATCTTCTTAACAGAGCTAAACTTAGCGTACTGCAAGAAATCAGGCCGATGCTTACTGATGATATGTTGGAGGATAAAAAAGAACCAGATTCTAATGAATCTTCCGATTAATTATTTATACTTCTAATCCTTGAGGAGTTAATTATGGCGTTTTTAAAAGAACGATTACCTTGTGTTATGCCTGACTGTGATAGTAGTGATGCAGCAGGACTTAACGAAGATGGATCTTCTTATTGTTTCTCTTGCCAAGGTTGGGCTAATAACTATGATAACCCAACTAAGTTCAGGAGAAATGGTAAGGATGTAATGGGGCTTGCTGCTAAAGCCCCTGTACCACCTTCTAAGCCAGTAGAGAAAGTGACTAATATCAAAACACAGACACTAAAGAATACTGACTTAGACATATCCAAAGCTTCATTCAATTCATTAAAAGATAGAGGACTATCTGCTGATACTGCTAGGTTCTATGGTGTTAAGAGTCTATTGGATTCAGAAGGTAATCCTTTACAGCATTGGTATCCCTACTATCAGGACAATGAGATTGTATCTTATAAGGTTCGTAAGGTAGAAGACAAAGACTTCAGATGGGTTCATCTTAAAGATGCAACCAATAAGAAGTTATTTGGTCAGCAGTTACTTCAGGGCGGTGGCCCTTTACTTACCATTACTGAAGGCGAATGTGATGCTATGGCTATCTATCAGATGCAAGGTAGCAAGTATGCTGCAGTATCTGTGAACAATGGGGTGCAGTCCTTGAATGAGATCAAGGCTAACCTAGAGTTTATTGAGTCATTCAAACAAGTATTTATTTGTTATGACAATGAGCCTAAAGCAAAAGAAGCTGCTAGGAATGTAGCTGATCTTATTCCAGGTAAGGCTAAGATAGTAATCCTTCCTGATGGATATAAAGATGCTAATGAAATGCTCAAGGCAGGTAAGAGTGTTGAGTTTAATAAAGCATTCTGGGCGGCTCAGACCTATACACCTTCAGGGGTTATCAACCTATCCAATAAGATCTCAAGTCTTAGTACAAGGGAACAGAAGCCTTCTATACCCTATCCTTGGCAGGGACTTAATAAGAAGCTTATTGGTCTAAGGCAAGGAGAGTTAGTTACCTTTACAGGTGGTACTGGTTTAGGTAAGTCTTCTGTAGTGAGAGAGCTAGAGTATCATTTGCTATCTCATACTAATGACAACATAGGTATTGTTGCACTAGAGGAAAGTTGGGAGCGTACTGCAGATGGTATCTTATCTATCGAAGCTAATCAGAGATTATACATTGATGATATACGAGAAGCCTATGGTAAAGATAAATACATAGAGCTATCTAACAAAGTATTAGGCGGTGATAATCAAGATAGGTTATGGATACATGCTCACTTTGGAGCCAGTAACTTTGATGAGATCTTATCTAAGATCAACTATATGATAGTGGGTTGTAACTGTAAGTGGATAGTAGTAGATCACCTACAGATGATTGTGGCTGCATCTGATGATAAGAATGAGCGATCACTCATAGATAAGATTATGACTGAGCTAAGAAAGATAGTAGAGAAAACAGGTGCAGGACTATTACTTGTATCTCATCTTAGAAGGCTTGAAGGTAATCAAGGTCATGAGAATGGCGCACAAGTAAACTTATCTCATCTCAGGGGATCAGGTGGTATAGCTCAGATCTCAGATTGTGTAATTGCATTAGAACGTAATCAGCAGTCTCAAGATGAAGATGAAGCCCAAAAGACTAGGCTTAGAGTTCTTAAGTCTAGGTATACAGGTGAAGTAGGTATTGCTACTCACCTCCAATACGATATAGACTCAGGGCGTTTATCTGAAATAAAAGCTGAAGATGAAGATGACTTTGAAGATAATACAGGAGAGATTCCTTTTTAAAATAGGTGGAGGCTATGAAATCGTATGTTTTCGATATAGAAACAGACGATATCAAAGCTACTAGAATATGGTGTTTATCTTTATTAGATACTGATACAGAAGAACAATTTACTTATGGGCCTTCAGAGATACATGAAGGCCTTAAGATGCTAAAAGAAGCAGACAAGTTAATTGGTCACAATATTCTAGGCTTTGATATTCCAGTAGTTAAAAGACTTACTGGTGTTGATCTATATAATAAAAAGCTAGTAGATACTTTAGTATTATCCAGACTGTTTAATCCCATTAGAGAAGAAGGGCATAGCCTTGAAGCTTGGGGATATAAACTTAAATACCCAAAGATAGACTTTGAAGAATACTCTATCTTCTCTATTAAGATGCTAGAGTATTGTGAGAGAGATGTATCTCTTAACTACAGGATCTATCAGCATCTAAAAACTGAAGGAAAGAACTTTTCTTCTAAGTCTATTGAACTAGAGCATGATGTTGCTGTACTAGTAAATAATCAAAGAGATCATGGATTCTTATTTGATTTTGAACATGGTATGCAACTACTTTCTAAACTAACTTCTGAGCTAGAAGATAATAAAAATAATATTCAGAAAGACTTTCAAGCTAAGAAAGAAGTAATAGAAATATTTCCTAAGTACAATCCTAAAGGCACTCTTCTTAAAACTGGTACTACCAAAGATGGAAGAGGTGTTCGACTATCTAATCATGAATTTGCAACCATGCAGCAGAATAATAAGGTTGTTAGATTTAATATCGAAGAATTTAATCCAGGCTCTAGGAAACAAATAGGTGTTTACTTACAAGATCTAGGGTGGCAGCCCTTAGAGTTTACGCCTACAGGCCAACCAAAAGTAGATGAGAGTATTCTCTCTAAGATTGAAGGCCTCCCACAAGCTAATCTATTAGCAAACTACTTAATGCTTCAGAAAAGAATAGCTCAGATTAAAAGTTGGTTAGATGAATTAGATCCCCAAGATAATAGAGTTAGAGGTTATGTTAATCCTAATGGAACTATTACAGGACGTATGACACACAGAGGGCCAAACATGGCCCAAGTACCTAGTGTCTCTTCTGTATATGGTTCAGATTGTAGAGCATGTTGGATAGTCCCTAAGAACTATAAGTTAGTAGGAATAGACGCATCAGGACTTGAGTTAAGAATGTTAGCTCATTATATGAACGATAAGGAGTATACAAATGAAATCATTAATGGAGACATACACACCGCTAATCAAAAGCTTGCAGGACTTGAATCTAGAGATCAGGCAAAAACTTTCATCTATGCACTCATCTACGGAGCAGGAGATGAAAAGCTTGGATCTGTGGCAAAAGGATCTAAACGAACTGGTAAGAAACTTAGAGAATCGTTTATCGCTAATCTCCCATCATTCAAGCATCTTAGAAATAGAGTTGAAAGAGAAGCTTCAAAAGGAAGAATTAAGGGCTTAGATGGTAGGACATTAATAATAAGAAATGAATACAGTGCTTTAAATACATTACTGCAAAGTGCAGGATCAATAGTAATGAAAGAAGCATTAGTTTGTTTTAGTAATCTAATATCAAACTTGGATGCTAGTGTAGTAGCTAATGTCCATGATGAGTGGCAAGTAGAAGCATATAAGAATCATGCTGAAGAAGTAGGAGATCTTGGAGTTAAAGCAATTAGGGAATCAGGAGTAAGGTTATCCTTGAACTGTCCTCTTGATGGAGAATATAAGGTGGGACTTAATTGGAGTGAAACGCACTAATGACTAATATAGTTGAAGATATAAATAAAACTTTAGAAAGTATATCTCTAGGCAAGGTAGATATATCAGAAGAACTAATTGAAGAGTTTGGAGAAGAAGTAAAACAAGCTTTAAGAGATTGGAGTAAGCCTAGACCACAAACAGGTTTTCAGTTAAGAGTATCTAATCTTGGAAAACCTCTTAGAAAACTATGGTTTGAGAAAAGAAAGCCAAATCAAAACGAACCTATTACTCCTTCTCTTAGTCTTAAGTTTCTTTATGGTCATATATTAGAAAGCCTAGTTGTATTCTTAGTTAAACTATCAGGCAATAAAGTAACTGATCAACAGAAAGAAGTTGAAATAGATGGCATTAAAGGTCATTTAGATTGCAAGATTAATGGAACAGTAGTAGATATAAAGTCAGCTTCTAGATTTGCCTTTAATAAGTTTAGTAAAGGTCTACTTACTGAAGACGATCCCTTTGGATATATTCCCCAACTATCAGCTTATGAACACGCTGAGAAAACTAATAACAGTTATTTCTTAGTAATAGATAAAGAAAGCGGAGAACTTTGTACTTACGAACCAGATGGTTTTGATAAACCTGATATTCCTATGATGGTTAAAAGTGTAAAGACTTGGTTAGATGGTAATTTAACTCCTAATAAATGTTTTCCTACAGAACCTGAAGGCAAGAAAGGTAATGAGAAATTAAATAAGAACTGCGTTTATTGTGAGTTTAAACGAGATTGTTATAAAGATTCTAATGATGGTA